TTTACGTGGGAGATTTAGACGTTCTCAACTTTGGTCTTTTTCGCGCTTTACGCCGTCAGACGTACTGTGAGTTCTAGAGGAAGTTGTGATTACGGTTTCGCTGTCCTGCAGCTTATATTTACTTAATTTTCTCAAACTTTTATTTTTAAACTAACACACTGTTAGTCAATCGGGATTTTATAATCCGGATTTCTATTTTCTTAATATTATTTCTTTTAGTTAAAAATCTTTAAAAACAACATAAAAATTGATAAAATATAGAAAAAGTAGAATTTTATAACCTCTTTATAAGTTATATACATGGTTATAGGACTATGATAGACAAGTGACTGAACACTAGGTCAGTAAGTATTACTATCTGTCAAAACGCGTAAGCGGATATTCTAACGAATATCTCCGTCATGTTGCGCTTATTAACGTTATTTTGTTTTACGCTTTAAAAAGACAGGCATCTTAATCATATTAAGATAGGACTAGACATCCGCCTTCCCTTGGTGCCATTTAAAGGGACAAGATCAATTGGCAGGCTACTTGTAAAAAGAGCCTGGCTCGCCGCCCGAGCGGGCACCCCTAAAATTAATGAATAATATGAATAACGATTTAGCTAACTCAACGATCATGACTCAAATGAATGGAAAATCTATTACTGTATTACAAGTAGATTTACGAACTTTTACACTGAACCAGTTTTTCTACATGGTTCATAACAATGCAATTCCTTTAAAACAAAATAATAAGAATAGCAAAACACTGTTGAAAAGGGCTATTAAGAATTATTATGCCGTATTCAAGTTGTTTGATCGACGCGATTCTAGGGCATTTGTCCTTAACGCTATATTCATCTATGAATTATGTGTTTCGGTTATGCCTGTGGTCGACGTGGTATCTTTAATCAATCAACTATTAATTTTATTAAATTACGATCAATTGAGCGAGTCTGAATTGATTAAGGTTCAGGATACCTATTTTATAGTTTCGAACTCATTAGAACATGGAACTTTAGAAAGGTTATATCCTGGATGGTTAAGAGTGTTACATGAAAATTATAACACACCTGAGGCATTACTATTGCATAAGCCTATCATCGAGAAACAAATGCTGGGATTTACAAATTACTTAACTGATATGCAAAACTTAGCTGAATCTATCGATGACTTTAACAATAAAATGCCCGATGAAGAAGATAAGAAGAAATTCTTTCAACTCATAGACCGCCTCCCCAATAAACATCATTATGCTGATCTCTTGGAATCAATAGGGATCATAGGAGTTAACTCGCAGGAGTTGCCAGCGCTAAACCAAAACATTGAATCTATGACTTCAGTTATCCATGAAGCGATGAGTAGAATGGATGCTGTGACTGATAAGGTTAGTAAAGGCATGGATAATGCTAGAGATTTTTCCATCATAGCTAAAGATGTATTATGTTGCTCTGCAACAACATGGTGTCTCTACAATTATTACAAAGAAAAATCTAAATTTAATTTGCTATTATTAGCGGCGTCAGGGGCCC